GTTACGCATTATTTGGCGGAGCCGATTTGGATTTTTATTCCAAATATCAAAACGTATGCGAAGTTGACATATGGCCAAATTTTTTCCTATTTTTTTCTTTAGCAAATAAAAATAACTTCCTTGATATAATAACCATGGATCGAGATGTAAAAAAAAGTTTTTTAAGCCTCAACCATAGGCCGCATTTTCATCGTTGTCTTTTGATTGATCTTATACACAAGTATGAATTACAAAAAAAAGCATATATTACTTGGCATACCAAAGCCGAATCAAAATATAATTTTGTGCATTGGACTCCTAATAAGCTCTATATTGATGATTTTTATACAAAGGATGGTTTAGGGTTTGGACAGCACAACTTACCAAAGGAATTCAAAAAAGTTTTTTGTAACTTGGTGCCAGAAACTACTCTAGATTGTCCTTTTATTACAGAGAAAACTTGGCACCCAATAATATGTGGGGTTCCTTTCATTGTTGCAGGATCTATAAATTTTCATAACACATTAAAAAATTTAGGTTATATCCTTTACGAAGATATGTTTGATTATTCATTTGACATAGAGCCTAACCGATATCTAAGATTTGATAAAATTTGTAT